CAATGGGGACAGACTGTAAATCTGCTGCTTTTCAGCTTCGGTGGTTCGAATCCACCCGCGCCCACCAAGATAAAACACCTAGAGACGTAAGTTTCTGGGTGTTTTTCTCTTTTGCAAACCCGCATTGTAACCCACTTTTGAAGATTAGAAAGTAAACTGCCATAGGAAAACTGCGCATAATAGCTGGTAAATCACATTTTTATTGAAAACCATCCAAAGGTGAAAGAAGATGTTTGTGAAAAACGACGAACATTTTTTTGCTATACTATACTTGGTATATGCATATAAGAGAAAAGGACTTTTGCTGACTTTAAATATAAATTAAGAAGGGGGCGACTGTAATGACGGCTATCGATCTTGCACGGAATATTGTTTTTTACGCAGGAACAAAACATCATCAAATGACGAATTTGAAACTTCAAAAAACATTGTATTACACGCAGGGATATTTTTCTGCAGAGTATGACAGTCCCTTATTTGAAGAACATATTGTAAATTGGGCATATGGTCCGGTTGTTCCAGCGGTATACTATCAATATTGTTCATACGGTGCGTCAGTAATAGTTCCGGAAAAAATCAAATCTGTTCTTGATGAGTTGACAGAAGAACAAGCCAAAGTGGTCTATAAGGTGATAGATGCTTGCTTGCAATTTAGTGCAGGACAACTAGTGGAAAAGACACATTTAGAAACGCCTTGGAAGAATACTTCTCGAAATCAAGTGATTGAGTTCTCGGACATAAAGAATTTCTTTGAATCAAATGATCCGTTGAAGCTAAAATGATGAGGACTTGGTATGCAGAAGAAAACGTCCGAAGAGCGAATGACGACACTGATTCAAACACTAGATAATATTGTGAAATATGAATATGTTGATGAAACGGACTCGTCTCCAATCAGTGACAATGTAAAGCAATATTGGGAACATCTATGTGGTGTGTATGAAGATCCGGAATTTAGACATTCATATTCTATGTTGTCTAGTCAGTTGCAGGAATACGATCCAGAACAAAGAGATTC